AGATGAGTTGAGTTTAAAGTTGATGGAGGATTTGCTGCGGGTGGAGCGTGCTGGGGAATGGGTGCGTTATATACCAAAGCATCACATTTTAGTTTTTGAGACTGAGGAAGATGGCAGGAAGTCCAAAGAAGCGGGCAAGAAGGGAAGCGGCAAACGATCTGGGTTGGACGCGGGAGCAGCGTCTTCTGGTGGAAGAGGCCGTAAAAAGAAAGAGAGCTAAAGACGGGGTCCGGGATAAGTTACGGGCGGTTGGTGATTCTTTAGTTTTAAGTTTACATCCCAAGCAACGCGAGTTTTTTGAGAGCAGCAGGAAGAAGAAGCTGGCACGGTGTTCAAGGCGTGCAGGCAAGACGCATCTGGCAGCAGTGGGATTGGTGAGGGCTGCAATTGAGACTGACAATGTTTTGGTGCCTTACATCACGTTATCGATCAAGAATGCGCGGCGGATTGTATGGACCACGTTGAGGGAGATTGAGCGGAGCTGGGGCTTTGGAATGGAGTTTTTGGAGAACCAGCTGATTGTAAGGTTTCCAAATGGGAGTCAGATCATCATGGGCGGTTGCCAGGATGAGCAAGAGATTGAGAAATTTAGAGGGCCTAAATATTCATTATGCGTGATTGATGAGTGCCAGAGCATCAGATCCCGGACGTTGGAGACATTGGTGGATGATATCTTGGAGCCTGCACTGCTGGACTATGATGGATCAGTATGGATGTTTGGCACGCCTGCGGCGAGTGCGGCGGGGTATTTTTATGACATGGACCAGTTGGATCGATCACCATGGGAGCAGCATTTCTGGACGTTATTGGAAAATCCGCACCTTCCTGGTGCAGCTGCTTGGTTGGAGAGGCGGCGCGAGGAAAATGGCTGGGGAGATGATGATGCCACCTACCGGCGGGAGTATTTGGGCGAGTGGGTCCGTGATGAAAACTCTCTTGTATACGCATTTAACAAAAAGCGGAATCTGGTGGAGGATCTGCCGGATGTTGATTTTGAGTATGCTTTGGGCGTGGATTTGGGTTTTGTGGATTCTACGGCATTCACCGTTATTGCGTGGAGTGAGGAGGTGGCAGAGACATTTGTGGTGGAGACTCAAAAATTTACAAAGCTCACTTCTGATGAAATTGGAAAAAAGATCCAGTATTTAGATTCCGAGTATGATTTTTCCAGGATTGTTGCAGACACAGGCGGGTTAGGAAAAATGATTGTGGAGGAGATGAGCAAGCGTTACAGCATGAACATTTTACCGGCACAGAAACGTCAGAAGCATGATCACATTGAGCTGCTGAATTCTGATTTGAAGAAGGGCAAGCTCTTGATTTGGGACACAGAAGAAAACCGGGAGCTGGTGGATGAGCTGGAGCTGCTGGAATGGGATCTGACCGAGATGCAGAAAGGCCGGTACATTGAGCGTGCGGACTGTGAGAACCATGCGTCTGATGCGATGCTCTATGCGTGGCGGGAGAGTTTGAGTTATATGCACACGCCGGAGAGCTACAGACCCAAAGAAGGATCTGAGGAATGGTTCCGGGAGGAGGAGGAGCGCATGGAAGAAGCAGCCCTGATGGCAATTGAGAATGAGGATGATGTTCCGTGGTGGGAGGAGCGCGGGATGGACCCTGGATACCAGTGGATGAACTGATGGCAAAGTACCAGGGCAAGAAAGTGCCATTGAACAAACCAATCCGCACCAGCGGAGAGAGCAAGGCGTTCAAGGTTTATGTCAAAGATGGTGAGAAAGTCAAAATTGTGAGATTTGGAGATCCTAAAATGCGGAATCGCAAATCCAATCCAAAGGCACGGTCCAATTTTAGAAAGAGGCACCGTTGCTCAACCCCAGGCCCCAAGACCAAAGCACGGTATTGGGCCTGCAGATCATGGTAATTTATGAAAAAGAAAATGTCTAAGGCGGCCAAGATCCGCAAACTGAAGCGTCAGAAACCTGGTTTGTATCGGAATATCAACCTTAAAAAGCTGGGTGCTGGTAAAACCAAACGGCGCCGTAAGCCGGGATCTAAAGGTGCGCCGACAGCTGCTGCATTCCGGCGTTCTGCCAAGACTGCCAAGAAGCGATAATGGCTGAACAGCAGACCCGTCAGCCAATTTTGCAGAATCAGGCCCGTCAAGCCCTGCAAAATGGTGCAGAATTGACAGATGAGCAGAAAAAAGCCATCCGTGCAGGGTCTGCCAGGGCGTTTTATGCCGATTTACCCGGTGCATTTACGGATATTGCAGGAACAGCACTCGATTATGGTGCCGAAGGGCTGGCCAGGCTGCTGCCGAGTGATTTGGCAGGCTACGATTTGCCAAAATCGCTAGGAATCCGTGGATTTCAGCGTGCAATGCGTGATCCTGCACTGGGATCTAAGCAGCTGGAGCGTTTAGGCGAGAAAGCAGGGTACATTCCGCCCACAACAGGCACCCAAGAGGAAGAAATGGCCCGTTTGTTTATGGGTTTGGCCGATCCGATGCCGTTGCCTGCCGGTATGACCAGCCGCGTGTTCTCATCTCCTGCCGTCAAAGCCGTTTCTGAGATAAAACAGAACAAAATGCCTGCAAATCAATGGATTTCACAGATGAAATCGCGAGGCGTGAAGCAGGATGAACTGACCTGGACCGGCGTAGAAGATTGGTTGAAGTCACAGAAGGGATCAGTGACTAAGCAAGAGCTAGATGAATACCTCGATGCTAACCAGATTCAAGTGCAGGAAGTTGTAAAAGGCACGGCGGATCAATCAGCAAAAGATGCAGTTATAAGAAAAGAGACTGCGGAAGAATTGAATGTAATAAAGGACAACGATCAATATCTTTATGAAAACGATGATGTTGTTGGGCCATTGATTGACAGATATGAAACTGGTGATTTATCTAATCAGGAAATTGACCAATTGAATGAATATTTTAGTGGTTATCGTAATGTTGACACTGGTGAACCGGCAATTAAATCAATTGAAAGAAAAAACATAGAATATTTTGATAACAATCCTGGTGAGTTTGAACGTAAAGCAGGAGGTCAAACCCAATACGGTAGATATACTTTACCTGGTGGAGAAAATTACCGAGAGTTGCTGCTGACACTACCAAGTAAACGCACAGCTGATCCTGAAAAAAGATATGAAGAATTGATGAGGATTGTGGACCGGCGTGCGCCAACAGAAGCAGAATCTTTGGAAATGGAAGTATTAGAAAACCAGATGACGGGTAGATCTGGATCTGTTGGTAGAGATTTTATTTCAGGACATTATAAAGAACCCAACATTGTCGCGCATATCCGTTTTAATGAGCGTGTCGATGCAGACGGCAACAAAGTGCTATTTATCGAGGAAATCCAATCCGATTGGGCGCAGGCTGGTAGAAAAAAAGGTTTTTCTCCAGCAAACCGAGATATAGATCAAGAGATAACTGACATTAATAAAGAAATAAACCAAATTAGTAGATCAATAGATAATATCGACTCGCAATATAGAAATTTAGATATAGATGAATCTGAAAGAAATTTGAGGTATAGGCCACTTAAAGAAGAATATGATGCTTTACTCGACAAAAGGGATGAATTAGTTAAACAAGTAAGAGCCGTACCAGCTGCACCATTTGTCATGGATACTAATCAGTGGACTTCATTAGCACTCAAGCGCATGGTCCGCTGGGCAACGGACAACGGTTTTGATGAGATTGCATGGACCACTGGCAAGCAGCAGGCCAAGCGTTATGATCTAAGCAAGCAAGTCGATGAAATTTCATACAGAAAAAATAAAGATGGAACATATTTTCTGCTTATTAGACCAAAAGGAAGTAACTCAGCTTTAGATACTATCCAAAACCAAAGCATGAAGTCTGTTCCAGAAGAGAAACTTGAGGATATTATCGGCAAAGAACTAGCCAAAAAAATGGTAAATAAAGAAGGTGAGGAGTTTGCCAATTTAGCAGTCATGAATGATGCAGAAACTCAAGAAGATATGATTTTTAGAAAATTTACTGGCGTTGACCTAGAAGTAGGCGGAGAAGGTATGGGCGCCTACTATGACAAAATCCTGGTAGACCGTGCCAAGAAGCTCGGCAAGCAATATGGTAGCAAGGTAGATAAAGGTCAGATAAACAGTGAATACGTTGCTTCAATTTTTCAGCCTTCTCTTGGCAGGCATGAGGATATAGCAAGAGGCACAGAAGAACGGGTAAATGAAATTATTAAAAATGATTATGGTCCTTCTTTCATTTCACCAGATGGTCAATTTACTGGAAAAATTAGAAAAGAAGGAGATGAAGTATGGACCATGAACTTGACGGATAAACTGAAAAAAGCAGCAGTCGATGGTCTGCCGTATTACGTTGCGCTGCCACCGAGAGCTGCAGGCACCCAGCGTGAAATGGAAAAAAACCAAATGAACCAGATTCAAGCCCAACAAAACGCACAAAGAATCAATGCTCAATAAACCTGACAAGAAAGATGTCGAGGAGCTGGTGGCATACCTGGCCCAGCACCGCGTTGCCGAGTTTGAAGGGCAAGGCATCAAGGTTAAATTTTACCAGGATCTGCCGGATCTGATGCCGCGTCTGCAGCAGCAGCCAACCGAGCAGGAACTCAAACAACAATTTGAACAATTCTGACTATGTACTGGTGGCAAACGGATAACGAGGAGGAAATCGGGAATCTGCTCTCGGAGACTATTGGCGAGATGCAAGATGATCACATGGGACGCAGGACCATGAACCTGGATATGCTGCGGATGTATACTCAGCGGGAATACAACCGGCTGGATCGGTTTGACCCAAGCCAGCGCATGGGGATGCCAATTGGTGAAGACTTTAGAATGCGTCTGAATGTCATTGGTAACATAGTGGACACACTGGTTTCCCGGATTGGCAAGGCCAAGCCCAAGCCGATGTACCTAACACGGCGCGGAGATTACAAGCTCCGCCAACGTGCCAGGCGTCTGACTGATGTCATGGAAGGGATCTTCCACCAATCCGGGTTGTTTTCTTTGATGCCTAAAATATTCCTGGACAGCTGCGTGTTTGATGTTGCTGCTCTCAAGGTAGGGCGTGATGGAAGTGATATTTTTGTGGAGCGCG